CAAAGCAGGTGTGCTCGAGCGGCTGCAGCGCCCCGGTGTCGATGAGTCCCCCACAATGCGGACAGTCCATTTGCGTTTCATTTCAGTGAAAGTGGTCGCAACGCCGTCATCGCTTGCTCGATCGCGCGTTCGGCCGCCCAGCGGGTCGCGAAGGTGTTTAACGACAGGCGGGCACGATAGCGGCCCTGCTTGGTTCGCTCGATCGAGCCGCGCGGCCAGCGGTTGGTCCGCTTAAAATTATCGATCGCGTTCTGCGCCGCCTCGGGGGTCAAGAATGACCCGAGCGAATACCGCTCGCTACCATCGGTGACGCGCGCGTAATAGGTCTGTTGCGGCAGCGCCCGCTTGTATTTGAGCCCAGTGCGGATCTGTGACACCAGCGACGGCGAGACGCCAAGCTCACGCGCCAAACGGGCACCCGGTTCCCACGGCAACGCCCTGATGCGGGCGACTTGCTGATCGCTCAGCTTGCGCGCCGGCCGACGCCAATGCCGGGTGTGAACGGTGGCCTGCTGCATCCCATTACGCGGCGCTCATCAGTTGACGCGCCGGGCGCGAGGGCGTTGTCAGCATGGTCGACCAGGCGTCGAGCCCTGCAGCGTTGTGCGCCTTTAGATGGTTCAGTCCGTGTTGGACCGCGTTCGGGTCGTGCAGCAGGTTGATGCCGACATTGGCAATGTCGTCGGCGTTGTCATCGGTCGCTTGCCAGCGCCTGGGAACCCAATCGATTGCATCAGAGGTCACCGACGGAACCCCTTCGGCGACGCCATCGGCTACGACCATACAAAATGACTCGGTATAGCTCGGCTGCAATAGCAGCGACATGCTGCGCACGACCCGGCGGAAGGCTGGCCACGATTGCCAACCATCCTGCACGAGCTTGGCGGTCGGCAGATTGGCGTAAAGCGCCATCAGCGCCTTGGTGATCGTGTCGCCGCCGCCTTCGGCACGTCCGGAGGACACATGGAACTCGAGGTCGGCTTGCAGGCGCGATGCGATCTCGAGTGCTGCGGCACCGGCGGTCAGAATGTTCTTGAGTGGCCGGGTGGCGCCGAATGAGCCGATCCGCAAAGGTTTGCCCGGCAACCAGCGCTGTGGCACGGTTTGCGCCGCGCTGAGGTCGTACATGTTGGGCAGCCAGCGCATCGGCGTGCGGTAGACGCTCTGCCACCACTGGATGAGTTTTTGGTTGTTGGCGCCGATGTGGAAATTGATCGAGCTGGTCTGCAGATCGCCGTCCTCGCGCAGCAGGGTCACGCCATTGGGGTCGGCTTGCAGAAACCCGACATTGCTGTGGCTGACGACGTGGAACTGCGTATCGGACCACTCCATGGTCAGCTGCTGCAGGTCCTTGGTCGGGATCCACGGCGCGCTGATCACGACGTGGCTGATCGGCGCTTGGCTCTGCGCGGTGTTGGTGGCCCGGCTCTTGTGCAGCAGATCGTTCAGATCGGCAGCCGACAGGATTGGCCAGACCTCGGTCCAGTAGCCGGCGGCGTTCAGGATCCGCGCATTGGTCAGCGCGGTGACCCCGAGGCCGATATGCGAAATATGCTTGTGGGCGGCAAAGTTCTTGTAGCAAATCACGAGATGCGCGCGCTCATGACTAGGGCGCACGGGTTGCGGTAGGTATTGCAAAGCAACCCCCCTTGGGTTTGGTTGAGATGGAAAGAACAGGTGCCCGGGCCAACCCTAACTGCCGGGGAGCAAATGCGATCCTCCACAGTCAAGCGGCGACGGCCGCCGGGTTGGCCCGAATGCTGGTTATTCGGCGGATTGTTCGCCGGGTGGTGGCGCGGTCAGCGCCGGCTGCGGACCGGGTGCCGGTTCGCTCGGGCTGGCCCCGCTGGCTAGGCTAGCTAGTGTGATCCGAATGGATTGGCTGATTGGGATGCGTTAACCTCGGCTTCCCTCGGCGGCGGTCCGAGCGCCGGCTGCGGGCCACCCTCGGGGTGATCGCCCTCCGCCCGGAAGACGGTAGGACGCACAGCACCGCCTTCGGTCGTCTGTCCGGTCTCGCTGACCTCGAAGCTCGGCGCCAGGCCGGCCAACTTGCCGCGTCCCCTCGGTGGTTTCGCGGGGTCCGGTTCCTTTGGCGGCGGAAGCTCAGCCTGCTCGATGTGCCCATACTGCTCGGGCACGCCTTCCATACCGTGCGACTCGGTGAGCTCGCGCACTGCCTCGACCGGCACCATGACGACGCCGCGCTCGTCGGGCTCAAAGCTCATGCCGCCCCACGACACCGCGCGGCGCGGGCCGTCCTTGTGGCGCAGTGCTACGAGCGGGTGTGCCGAGTGAAAAATTACTGTTCCGGTTGCCACGGGGAAAATCCTGCGTTGTGGAGAAGATGATCACTGCACCGCGCTGATCATCGCCGTCGGGTGGGTGCCATCATCGGCTGCGGTCAGCGCGCGCGCCAACACCACGTTCATGCCGTTGAAGCTAAAGAGCGGGTCGCTTGAAACCAGTGGCCCGCTGAATTGTGCGGTGGGCGGCGACATCGTGACTGCGGCCGTTGCAACGATAGTGCCGGCGGGCGAATCATCGGGGAGCTTGGGCAGCGTCACACTAAGTGTGATGGTGTTAGCAACCGTGCCTTGAAGCGGCCCAGTCGTGCCGGAAGCGACCCAGCCAGCGTTCCACCGAACCGAATAATTGCCGGCCTTGTCGCGCAGATAGAGCTTGCCGTTGATCACCTCGAGCAGGACGCCCCAGCCGGCGTTGGCGCCGTTGAGGAGGATCGGATAATCGCCGTTTGCGTTGTGCGGCCTGCTAAATGTCCAGGTTCCTTCGATGGTCACGATCTTGCCCACGGCCGCAGCGGCGGCCGCAGCCGGCGCGGCGCTGACCTCGGGGTTGAGGACGGTGCCGTCCGCCGAGACAATCGTTTGCGTCGCCGTGGTGCTAATACTGTCGGCCCAGGCGAGCCCGGCCAACGCGATGCCGGCGATGCCGGCAACCACGGTCAAAGAGCGCTTGTGCATGTCGATCCTTTAATTTTGCGTCGCGGTGACCGTCACGTCGTTGGTCTTGCCGCAGGCGCTCGCGGCGATGCCGTTTGGCCCGACCACGATGACGCCGCTCGGACGGATCCGAAAATACTGGCTGACACTGCCGCTGATCGTGTAGCTGATCGGCTTGCCGTCGCCACCAGTCGTCAAGATGCGCGCGACCACGGTGCCGGGTGGCGCGTTGCACGCCACCGAGGCACCGAGCAGCAGCACGAGAGCCGGAGCGCTCATGGCTGCGTCGCGGTCACCGTCACGGTCATCGTCTTGCCGCAGGAACTCGCGGCGATGCCGCTCGGCCCGACCACGACATTGGTCCCATTGACCACGAAATCGGTCGTGTCGCCGCCGCTGGTGGCAAAGGTCGCGGCATTGCCGTCGCCGCCGGTCGTGCTGACTGCGGCCACCACAGTGCCGGGTGTGGCGTTGCACGCGATCGTCGGAGTGGCCGGGTTAAAGACCAAGGCAAGCGCTTGCTGGACGGTGACCGGCACCGTCGCGGTCACCGTGCCGGCCTGGGATTGCGAGGCCGCCAAAACGGTGAGCGCAAATGCGACCGTAAATACGTTTCTCATCACTGTTCCTTCCACGGGTAAAAACCTGCGTTATGGCAAAGGTGGTGCGCGACCTCCGGCGGCACGTTGACGAGCCAGGTTGGATAGGTGCTCGTGTCGGTGTGGTCGGCGAGATAGGGGCGGTATTGCGTGGTGCCGTGCGAGATCGGGGCTTGCTCGGCACCGAGTGGTACGACGAGGATCATAGGGCTACCTCAGTGACTCGGTGATCAGATTGCCGGCCGGGTCATGGGCGAACCGAAAGGTGGTCCGCGCCCAGATGTCGGGCGCCGCTGGTGCTGGCGTGTTGGCGGTCGTGATCGCCGCGCCGGCGATGGTCGGGGTTCGTAGTGCCGGTGCGGCATTGAACGCGGCCGCGGCATTTGGCACGGCAGGCAATGGCAGACCAGGCACCGTGGTCGGCAGTGTCACGCTGACCGGCGGGCTCGCGGTCGCGGTCCCGCCAATGATGTAATTGTTGACCACCATGCACGAGACGGCGAGGTTCAGACCGTCGGCCTGGTCGGCTTGGTGATGGCAGTCTGGCTTATAGGTCTGCGGTCCCGGCGCCTCGGCGCAGCCGGCCAGCAGCAGCAGTGCGGCGAGGCTAATTGCTCGGCGCGGCATCGGGCGGGTCCTGCCCGGGCTCGAAGTTCGGGTCCTCGACCTGGCTGATGTCGATCACCGCGTCCGCAACCACTTTGTTGATGGCGATGCGCTGCGCCATGCGGCGCGCTTCATCGAGATCGGGTGCTTCGAGCACAAACCCGGTGCGGTAGTCGACGAGGGCTTGGAAATATGGCAAGGCGGTTGCCTCCTGCGCAGACAGCCGTCTGCAAAAATCGTCGTAAAAATTGCGCGGCTGAAATCCCGCCCTTGGCACTCCGCGTCGTGGCCAAGGGCGGGTCCGCCAGGGTTTCGCGGCCCTGGCGGGGTAAAATGCTCAGCCGTTGGCGATGTTGGTGATGACGCCCATCGCAAACGGGGCATAGACCGCGAGCACCTCTTCGGCATAGACGCCGACTTGGCGCTGACGGGTCACGATCGGCCAATCGATCTGGTAGTAATCCTGGCGTGTCTTGATCTCAGCCACGTTCGGCACTTCGTTCGATTGGTATTGGATGGGCAGGTTCTCGGCCCAGCCAATGATCGTCCCCGGCGGTACGCGCGGGTGGATCTTGATCGGGATGCGCAGCCCGCCATTGATCGCAAACGGGTTGTAGTAGAACTGCACCACACCCGACGCGGTCACCTGGTACTCGCCGGTGCTGCCATCAGCGGCGCTGTCATAGCGCAGCAGCGGGGCGGAACTGGTCGACAGCACCTTGGTGGTGATGTTTTTCAGCTCCTGGCTGTTGACATAGAGCACG